GGGGGGGGGGGGGGGGGTGGTGCGTCTCGCTTCCGCTGCTGCCGAAGGCGTCCCCCCCGTGGATTCGTTTTGTTTTTCGTCTCGGGCCGCGCTGGGTTCCCCCCTGGGGTTTTACGGAAAATAGAGATAATCGGCTATTGACGGACACCTTTCGCAGACATAGAATCGGCATTCGAGGTATCAATGAATAAATACGTGTGTTTGGCTCATCGCTTTCCTGCGGCGGGTATAGAAGGTGTTCTTGGGGTTCCAGTACAGAGCGAGGCCGAAATAGAAGAATACAGGTCTCATATGGATGACGTATCGCCGAATCAGACCATCAGGTTTGTTCGTCTGACATCAATACCGGACCATGCGAATAAGCATCTGAAAGCAGGTGACGTAGTGGTCAAATACGAGGGACTGAGCGAGAAGTTTCTTGATGTTCTTCGTCCAGTAGAGACTGCGTACCTGCTCAGTAAGTACAAGGCCGGGGATATTGATTGGGAGCATGCGGAGGACATTCGTCGTTATTCGTTGGAGAGCTTTCAGTGGCAGCTTGGCTCAGATGGATACCAGTTGGCGATATCGGACCCGCATGGTCGTCTTGTTGTTTTGAGGGCGCATCACGGTACTCCGAGGCGTCTTTTTCCGACTGCGTACAGCATCTTGCAGGAAACAGAGAACGACAAGAAGCTTGTGGCGGATGATCCGTATATTGGTCGTCGTGTGTCGGTTTCTCACAAGCAGAAGTGTGCATGGGCGACAATGCGCTTCATTCACTACTACTTGTTGAAGTATGGCCCGATTGTGGACTCAAGCGTTCTGTATGAGTTTAAGAAGAAGATACGTCGGCACAATCGCGTATACAGCGACTTACCTAAGTTTGAATTTGCTAACTTTGTTCGTCTGCATACTCGCAGGACGCACAAGCATTCTCAGGACTTTTGGCGTCGAGTGCGCGTAGAGTACCTGGAAGATCCTGACTCATTGCCGCGACCGTTGTCGTTTATTGCGTCGAAGCGTTCTGTGCGCTGGGTTCGTCTGACTATGGAGGAAGTTGATCAGGTATTGAACCATGTTGAGTGGGATGAGTGGAACGAGTTCAGGGATCCGCTTCACTTCTCGAATGTTCGAAATAATTCATCTGGATCTGCGGAGTGGAACTGATGTTGGACGCCAAGTTTGTATCTCGCAACTTGAGGGCTGTTTTACGTGAGTGGTATGCGTGGTTGTCTGACAAGGCTACTCATCCAGACGAATGGAGAGCAGTGCCTCATTGGTGCAAGCAAGTTCCATCGACACTGGACATACCGTGGGCCTTGTATGAACTGGAGAAGCACACGGATAGGCGTCACATGTTGCGTGCATTGTTTACTGTGGTCGACGAGATCTACATGTCTTGCGAGACGATTGAGAACGCTCCATCGATTGATAAGTTGAGAAACCATCTTTTGAGTTGGTATGAGGAAGAATATGGGTGATTGGCTGTACATGGTGGAGATTCCTGGTGCTCCGATAGGCAAGGGAAGGCCGAGAGGGGCGTCAATTGGTGGTCAAGTGCGCCTATATACGCCGAAAAAGACGGCAGATTGGGAGCGTTCTGCGGCGATGGTGATGACCAGTGTGTGGCGAAAAGCGCCACTTGATGAGCCTGTAGAGGTCGAAATAGCGGCATTTGCGCATCGACCGAAGCGTTTATTGCGCCGAAAAGACCCAGATCACGTCATTTACAAGACATCGAAGCCAGATGCAGACAACATTTGCAAATGTGCCTTGGATGCGCTGGTGATGGCGGGCGTACTGAGGGACGATTCATTGGTGGTGAAGGTAACGATCCTGGACTTCTATGCTGAGCGTGATCGTGGACCGAGGCTGTGTTTGCGTATGCGTCCTGCGCAGTCTGAGCCTGTGGAGGGCTGGTGGGACACGGCATCGCATAAGATGAGCAAGACATTGATGGAATCGCTTGAGGAGAACGACCACAGGTATGAGGATGATTTACCGTGGTGATTGACGGCTTGTTCTGCTTTGGTTACTCTGATTTTGGAGACAGCCTCTCCTGTGTAATTGATTGTTTGCTCTAAAGGCCCTACTTGCTCTGGTGGGGCCTTTTTCTTTGTTTGCTTTATTGTTGATATGCGGTAAAGTTGTTTTTGTTCATTGAGAGGTAATCGTCGTGGCAACAACTGTAATTGACAACACGTATCTTACTTCAAAGGTATTTTACGAGACTGATCTGGATACCAATCCATTTACAAACGTTTCGAATGGTGCTTGTACTGTTCATTCGATCAACGTATTGAATGGTGTAAGCAGTGCTACGGTCAACTATCTGAAGATCTATGACACTGCGGAAGAGATTACTGCGAACTCTACTGAGCCAGATTTTGTCATTCGCATTGGTGCTTTCGATTCGTTGATTACGTTTGGTTCTTCTGGTCTTACGATTGTGAACGGTTTGACGCTTCGCATGGTTCAGGGCGAGGCGACGAGCAGTGAAGATGATCCAGGTGCAAACGCAATCTGTGAAATCACATATACTTGAGGTTTTATCATGGCCGATTCTTTGGTAAGTTTGTCAAACCCTAGGGGAAACCTTGTATTTCGCGAGACCGCTGCTACGTCGACGTTGGAGCAGAACGTCTTTGCGAAGGCTGCTGCTACAATTTATGCGATCAAGATAGACGCGACGGCGAACACGGGCGAAGACGTGTATCTTGCGATTTACGAGAACACATCGGCGACAGCAGCGAACTTGACGGTTGGCACTCATCATCCGATTACAACGATACGTTGTCGTGCTGGCAGGACGATTGAGGTTTTGATGCCTTGTGGTCTTGTGGGTTCCAGCAGCAATTATTTGCATGCTTGCGTAAAGACATCGGCTGGCACGGCTGGCAACACGTCTCCGACTGGCACGGTTTCATTCACACTTATTGGTGAGTAGTCCGATGGCGTCCGAAGATGCCGTATTGATGGGTGGTCTTCGTGGGTTTCGCTCAGACACGGGCGAGCCTCTGGAAACCCAGATTGAACCTGTAGAATCAAAGAACGTGGATGATCTTCGCGAGCGTTATCGTAATTTGCAGTCGGTTGATCGTCCTGAGTATCGTGGGTTCAAGGTTCCTGCTGGCATGAACCAGGTTCAGACGGATGCTTGGTTTGCTGAGATTGATGCTCGTGAGGACGAGCGTGAGCGCAAGGAGTCGTTCTTTCGTTACAGTGCGCCCAAGTTTTTTGCTGAGGGTAGTCAGTATTTATTTGGTGATCCGATCAATGTTACTGGCATGCCTCGCGAGGAGTTTGAGGAGCAGCGTCGCCTTGAGCGTGAAAAGTACGATCTGGATGAAGTGAAGGGCGAGCCTGAGTTTGTGAAGGACGTTCGTGGTTCAGGTGTACGTCAGGTTGGTTTGGACTTGATGGACGATCCTGTTGGTACGACTCAAAAGGCTAGGCGTGCATTTGATGAGATGGTTGAGAAGGCTATTTTGGAGGATGACGTTGAGTCTGCGCGTAATTTGGCTGACATAGCGAGTTTCAAGGATCCGACTGGTGTTTCTGATTTGCTGTCGGCAGTTTCGTCTGCACGCTTGGCGTATGATCGTCCTGATGATCGATACCGTCATTTGACGGACACGGCTATATCTGGCTTGGCTGCGGCGATACCTTTGGTTGGATCCGGCCTTGTCAAGCAGATCATACGCGGTGCTCCTGACGCAGCGAAGGCGGCACCTGATGCACCAGCACCCGTATTCGAGGCCGCAGCCGAGCGCATGGTCGAACGCTTGCCCGATAAGATTGGTGTTCAGGCGCTTGAGAGTACTTTGGGTCGCAAAAAGAATCCGAAATCGGGTGAAGTTGTTCGATACACGAAAGATGTGAAGGACAAAAACACTGGGGAAATCATCCACAAGAAGGGCGACAAGAAGCTTACGCCGTCTGGGGAAGAAATTCTTCATCCTGAGTTCATCTATAAGGACATCTCGGAGAGCGAGTGGAACGACACAAATTTCGACGACTTCATCAATGCGGCAAAGGCATCGGGCAAAAAGAGCGTCACCAAGGACGAGTTTATCCAGCATCTTGAGGACAACAAGGTCCAGATCGAGGAAGTTCGGCTTGTAGAGGGTGCTCCTCCTCCTCAAGAGCTTCAGGATCTGATGCGTAAAAGAGTCGAGGCTTCAAGGTCGTTGAAATCTGAGTCTCAGGAGTTGGCGAAGATTCTTGCTCCTGGTGAAAACTTTGGAACGCATCGGCACAAGTTTGAGCAAAATGCGTATCACTACCATGGTTTGTACGTTGATTATTTAGCAAAACATTGGGACGTCGCAGAGAATATGAATCGTGGCGATGTTCCAGACGATATGTGGGAAATTGTTTCCAAGCTTAAAGATCTTGAGAATAATGTTCCAATTTCAGACTTGACGGTTGAGCATGGCGCACTGATCACTGAGGTGCGCAATGCGGTGAACGCGAAGCTGGCTGATCCTGAGTATCTGGAGTTTGCACGTCGCAGGAAGACTGAACTGACATCAGGTAGTAGAAGAACAGAAGCGGAACACAACTCGATGATGGACGATGTTGCACAATTTGAAAATCTTCAAAGAGTGGGTCGAGCCCTGAACCAAATACCCGAGGCCGAGTCTCGCCTTATTGCCCTGCGTAATTTTCAGTCTTCTCCCAAGTATCAGGAGTATGCGAGCGTACAGAATCAGTTCCAAAGGAAGCTTGAGGAGTTGACGCCTGAAATTCAGGGTAAAAGACCACAATACGAAATATACACCGTCCCAGGCGGCGAGGACTACCAAGAGATTCTGCTGACGGTTCCACAAAAGGTGAACAAAGATTTCCTATCTTGGCATAAGTCCATGCTGGATCGAACAATGGGTCCACGTTCTGGTACTGGACCTGATCCTGACAGTTATGATTTGTTGCCCGCAGAACAGCAGAAAGCTGCTCGGGCTCAATATCGAACAGAAATGGATAAAGAACCGTTTGTCTCTCCTGAGTTCACCGACTCCCACCACGGCCACATCCCCAACGTCATGGTCCACATTCGCACCAAGACCCGGATTGACAGCAAGGGCCGCAGGATCTTGTTTGTTGAGGAGATCCAGTCTGACTGGCATCAAGCAGGCCGGAAAAGAGGGTATGAAGGTAAATATATTTTAAAAGGTGAAGTTGACGAAGCACTAAAAAAACTTGAAGACGCTCAAAAAAACTTGCTCGATTGGATGGCAGAAAATCCCAATGTATCCATCACAGATCAACGACCTGAGCTTGTAAATTTACGAGTGAAAGCCAGTGAAGCAGCGGATGGATTGATTCGTCAAGCTCAGGAATCAAACTTAGATATTGGTGTTGGTTCCACTCGAATGGATGATTCTGGGAAGATCGTTTTCGATACTCCCATATCCGGTGAAATTGAAGTAAGTGCAATTCGCGAATATTCACCAAGATATATCTCTCAAGGTGGAGACGAGGTTCCCAACGCCCCCCTAAAAGACACCAAGGAGTGGACGGCCCTCGCCATCAAGCGCATCTTCCGCGAGGCCGCAGAGCAGGGCTACGACGGCGTAGCGTTTAGCCGTTCGGACGTGATCACGCCTTTGGTGACTTTGCCGAAAGATGAAGCTG